AGCAAGCACTTGAGGAAGCAGCAAACGATCAACTGTTTGAAATCAACGACGAAGAGACCAGAGAGAACTTTGTCAACATCGTCATTCCTTACCTGAGAGATATTCAGGCACAACGAGGAATTGAAGAATTCGCAGTTGTTTGTGATGAAACAAATAACACTCCAGATGTGGTTGACAATAACGAGTTCAGAGCAGACATCTTCATCTCGCCCGCAAGATCCATCAACTACGTCACACTGACGTTCGTTGCTACGAGATCTGGCGTATCGTTTGAAGAAGTTACTGGCGCAGTTTGATTTAACTTAAACAAACATCTAAGAGGATAAACAAATGGCAACAACCAAAACCTTATCACAGTTCAAGAATAGATTAGCGGGCGGTGGTGCCCGCCCCAATCTATTTGAAGTTTCAATCCCTACATTTCCTTCTGCTGTCGGTAGAAGAGTTTGGAGAAGTGGTTCAGGAAGAGAAGGCGGAACTTTCAAGTTCTTAGCAAAGGCAGCACAGTTGCCTGCTTCTACTATCGCTGAAGTCCCCGTGCCATTCAGAGGTAGAATTCTGAAGGTCGCTGGTGACAGAACCTTTGATACTTGGACAGTCACCATCATCAATGATGAAGACTTCCAACTAAGAACTGCTTTTGAGCAGTGGATGAACACCATGAGCAAACTGAACGATGCAACTGGTGTCACCAATCCTTCATCCTATATGACTGACGCTTATGTCACTCAACTGGGTAGAGGTAGAAGAGCACAAGCAGACAGAAACAGAACAGGTGGTAGATCAGCAGAACTGAGAAACTACAAGTTCTTTGACATCTTCCCAACTGAAGTATCGGCAATCGAACTGTCATATGACAGCACCGACACCATTGAAGAGTTCACTGTAACCTTCCAGGTCCAATACTTCACCATTGGTGCTGCTCTGAATAGAAACAGAGGCGCTAGAGGTCAGGTACTGATTCAGTGATAAATAACTAGACAAAGTCTAGTAATCAATAATAATGGCGAGATTATTTGGATTCTCAATTGAAGATAGCGATAAGACCCCGCCAGGCGTAGTATCTCCGGTCCCACCTTCTAACCAAGATGGTTCCGAGCACTACGTCTCGACGGGGTTTTATGGTTCGTATGTAGACATTGAAGGAAGATATAAAAACGAAAACGATCTGATTAGACGTTATCGTACAATGGCACTTTATCCAGAGTGTGATAGTGCTATTGAAGATGTTGTAAACGAAGCAATTGTTTCAGATACAAACGATAGTCCAGTAAGTATTGAACTGTCAAACTTAAAAGCAAGTGACGGTATCAAAAAGAAAGTAAGAGAAGAGTTTAGATATATTCTTGAACTGCTTGACTTTGATAAGAAAGCACACGAAATCTTTCGTAACTGGTATATTGATGGAAGACTGTACTATAATAAAGTCATTGATCAAAAGAATCCACAAAACGGTATTCAAGAACTAAGATATATTGACGCTGCTAAGATGCGTTATGTTCGTCAAATTAAAAAGAAAGGAACGGATAGTCTTCAATCTGTAAAGGCAAACTTTAGCAGAGATAATCCACAAACATATAACTTCCCTGAAATTGAAGAATACTTCTTATATACACCTGGAAGTTCTGGTTCAACTGGAGGATACAATCCACAGAATCAGGGAACTAAGGGTGTAAGAATGACCCGTGACTCTGTCACCTATTGCACCTCTGGTCTGGTAGATAGAAACAAAGGAACCTCATTGTCTTGGATGCACAAGGCAATCAAACCACTCAATCAGTTGATGATGATTGAAGATTCACTTGTTATCTATCGTCTGTCGAGAGCACCAGAAAGAAGAATCTTTTACATTGATGTTGGTAACCTGCCCAAGGTAAAGGCAGAACAATATCTGCGTGATGTGATGATGCGTTATAGAAATAAACTTGTCTATGATGCAAACACTGGTGAGATTCGTGACGACAAGAAGTTTATGTCCATGATGGAAGACTTCTGGTTGCCCAGAAGAGAAGGTGGTCGTGGAACAGAAATCACCACACTTCCTGGTGGACAGAACCTTGGGGAAATCACTGATATCAATTACTTCCAAAAGAAACTTTATAGAGCACTGAATGTTCCAGAAACTAGAATTCAAGGTGATGGTGGATTTTCTTTAGGTCGTTCTTCTGAAATTCTTAGAGATGAAATTAAGTTTTCCAAGTTTGTTGGAAGACTTAGAAAAAGATTTTCATCAATGTTCAATGATATTCTAAGGACACAATTGCTTCTTAAGAATATTATTACTCCAGAAGATTGGGAGATTATGGGTGATCATATTCAATATGACTTCCTGTATGACAATCATTTCGCTGAACTTAAGGAAACTGAACTCGCTACTGAAAGAATCAACCTTGCTCAACTGTATGAACCATACATCGGCAAGTATTATTCAAACGACTTTATCAGAAGACAAGTTCTCCGTCAGTCTGATGAAGAGATTCTGGAACAAGATGCTTTGATTGAAAAGGAGATTGATTCTGGAATGATTCCAGATCCTCTGGAACCAGAACTACCCCCTGGTGCTGAACTTGGTGCTGCAGGTTCTCCTGCTAATAAATTTGTATTATACAAAATGGAAGAATTAATGGATTTGTTAGTTGCTGATGAGTCACCTGCTCAGATCAGCGACAAGATTAAGGATATTCTTTTTGCTAAGTCAGCAGAAAATATTACTGCTGTTAGACCCCAGGTCGCTGCTTCAATCTTTGATAATTCTGCACAACCAGAAGTCGAAGTAGAAGCAGAAGCAGAAGAATAATAAATATTGTATAGCACTATTGTAATTTAAGATAATGGCCATCAAACCAGTAGGTATTAATTCAACAGTAAGTACCAGCACATCTTCTGCTCGCACATCTGCTATTAGTCAGCAGACTGAGAACGTTAGAGTTGTTGCTGAATCTGTTGGGTGCTATGTCGCCATTGGAACTGAACCAACAGCAACCAATGAAAACATCTACGTTTCTACTTCAGACTCTGTAGAAGTTGCTATTGGTTTTCCTGCCTCTCAAAGAGTTGTTGGTATTACTACTGGAACCACAACAACAATTGATTTTCCCGAAGGAACGGGTTGTCCTTTTGCTGTAGGTGAAGCAGTCACATTGACTGCTGGTCAATCTAACTTTGATTTTTCACATAAGATTATTGCTTCGATCAATAACACTGCAAATGTAGGTGGTTACTATAACACAAGAATGGTTGTTAATCACGACTCTTCTTCTGTTACTGATACATTTGATCCTAACAACTACACTGAAATTAGAAAGTCAATCAAAGTCGCTGTTAAGTCAGAGTCTGGAACTGGCAAAGCATACATCCAACAAGTACAGGTATCCTGAAGAAAATGAAACTCATCAGAGAAGAAATCGAAACCGTTGATTTTATCGTTGAAGAACGCAACGGTAAGAAGAATCTCTATATTGAGGGTGTTTTCCTTCAAGGAGATTTGAAGAATAGAAACGGTAGAATGTATCCAATGGAAACCCTTAGAAGGGAAGTCCAAAGATATACAGAAAACCATGTCCAGTCGGGAAGAGCACTTGGCGAACTCGGACATCCAGATGGCCCAACTGTTAATCTGGATCGCGTCAGTCACAAGATTGTTTCGCTCAAGGAAAACGGAACCAACTTTATTGGTAAAGCAAAAATCTTATCTACTCCGATGGGTAAGATTGCAGAATCTCTCATTAGCGAGGGAGTTAAACTTGGTGTTTCTTCTAGAGGTATCGGATCCCTCAAGACAACAAGAGAAGGAGTAAATGTTGTCGGTGATGACTTCATGCTTTCAACTGCTGCAGATATTGTAGCAGATCCTTCTGCACCTGATGCTTTCGTTGAAGGTATCATGGAAGGTAAAGATTGGGTTTGGGATGGTGGCATCTTAAGAGAGGCACAAGTCGCTAAGACGTATAAGACCATCAACACCCTTGTTTCACAGAAACAACTTGATGAGCAGAAAGTTAATCTGTTCAACGATTTTCTGAGCAGTCTTTGATAAGTATCAGAAATATCAGATTTATAAATAAATATAGATTAATTAAGGTTAATTTTCGGA